ATCGCGCTTTCAGCGCGATATACGTAGATGATTTTGGTTTCGAAGGAAAACACGATTTGACATGATTGCTGGTTGACCTTAGGGCCGCCAGTAATTATATTGTCATTTTATGATTCCTTCGTCACATATTTTGTGAAGGATTAATCGTTCGACGATTCCTGGCAGACCAAGAGCCACCAGGTATTGCCGTTTGAGATCGACTTCATTTTATTTCTAATGCGGAGACAACCGCTTTAAAAAATCAATCCCCCCAAAGGACCTCTCATGTTGTCAGAGAGAGGGAGATGAATTTCTCAAATTTTCTGACCGTTCGTATTGTAGCACGCTTGTAAACGTGCAAAAACACAAAAAGAAAGAAAAACTAGAAAAGGCCTCAAAAACCCATAAAAATTTGTTTTGCAAACTTTGTATTGTTGTTCCCTTGTAAAGGAACACCCCAGGCCGAAAGACGTTTGTTCGAGAAGAATCCGAAGGATTACTGATTTTAGTTGGTCCCTCCAAGAGGATCTGGATTTACTTACATTGTAGGTAGGCAAGTGATGATTTTATCTCACTATGTAAAGCCGTTCTATCCAGTGATTCTGTAGTCACACCATACTAGACAGTAGGAGTAATGATCCCCTGTTCACGGGTGATTCATTCTGAACAAAACATACCTCTAGGTAAAAGTCCCGAGAGGCAGCTAGTCCCTGAAATAGTAAAGGACGAACCTTCTATGGAACGAAGTAAAATTGTCCCTCAAAAAGCTAATACAACTAACATCCTATTCGATTTTCAACATGAACACCGAATTTTGGCAAGCTGTAGTCATTGAAAAGCAATTGCGTGAGGCCAAGCTCCAAGCTGGCAAAAGGCGCATCACGAAAAAGGACCGAGCGCAAGCAGAGTCTGAATTTCGTGTACGAGAGTGGGAAATCCAGTCACGTGATGAACCGAATTTCAATCGGGAATCTTGGCTGGCGACATTGACTCGTGCTGTTACCCTTAAGTGGGGGCACCAGTCACTCAATATCCAGAAGTATCTGGAGAGTACTGTCGTATTGTTATTCGATATGTCGCGTGCAGATTCTCCAATGGATCGCACGATGGCTATCGTTAGTTTTTGTCAAAAGCACATGGAGGGACCTATTTTCACAAAGGACAATGTCCAGTGGAGTATCTCTAAGTGTGCTGACATGGTTGGAGGTTTTCTGGCCATGTATGACACTATTTTCGGTGGCATGCAAGTGCAATCGGCTGAAGAGCATTTTGCCTTTTTTCATAGGCTGCTTGATTCGTATGAAGATATTCGCGATTCGCCCCTTGTTTCAAAGATGCACCGTTTTGGCATGTATGCCCTGAGTTTATCTCTTTTCACCAAATTGGGATTGACTTTTAAGGCATTGAACTATACGAAGATGGAGGAAGCCGCTATTAAGCGCAAGTTCACGCTAGGCCCCTCTTTTTTACACTGTTTATGTGATACGCTCCTTTTCGTATGTGAGCGTGGCTATCAGTGTATGCAATCAGGTTCCATGGATCCCATTTTTCATAGTGGATCTTCATATGAAGCCTGGTTCACCCAAGTACGAGAACTCAAACAACAGAGTTTGTATATGAGTGATCCTGAAGCTCTTGTTGAGCTGAAGAAACGTGGTGGCAGTGTTGCCGTCATCGATCGCTTTGAGTTCTTGTCAAAAGTAGATAGTCTCATTGAGCAAGGTGAGTCCATCTTAAAGTTCACGAAACGTTTGGAGAAATTCGAACTGAGTTTGTTGAACGCGAGTATGGGCGACCTGCAGTTGATGCGGGCTAATGAGATTACAAAGAGAGCTGCGCAGAAGATGCGTCAAGCTCCATTTCCACTATTGGTGTTTGGTGGGTCGAGTGTCGGAAAGTCAACTTTGATCGATTTGATTTTTTATCAAGTTGGTAAGACTCTTGCACTCCCCACTGGTTCTGAGTTTAAATATACTCGGAATTTCAACGATAGTTTTTGGTCCGGGTTCCACCCTTCAATGTGGTTCCTAATCTTGGATGATATTGCATTCATGAATCCGAACAAAGCGCCGCAGGGCGATCCATCTCTGATGGAAGGTATTCAGATTCTGAATCGAATTCCGCTTGTGACCAATCAAGCTGAACTCGCCGATAAAGGAAAGTGTCCTTTTCGGGGCAAATGTGTTGTCGCTTCGACGAATACTTCTAAGCTGAATGCTACGTCGTATTACTCATGCCCTTTGGCATTGAAACGTCGATTTCCCTACATGATCGATGTGACCCCCAAGGTTGCATTTCAGAAGGATGGTCAATTTATGGACTCTGAATTAGTACAAGAATGGAAGACCTCCCGTGGACCGCAGGATGTGTTTGATGATATTTGGGACATTAAGTTGTTCCGATTGAAACCCATTCTACGTAGCCCCGATGGACGCGATCATCGTGAAGGACAAGATGGCCAATACCTGCGTATCAACGCAGATGATGAAGAGAGCGATGATTTTGTCTTCAGCGACATCTATGCATTTTTAGCATGGGTGTCAAAGAAGGCTATCGCTCACCAACGCAATGAAGATATGATGGATCGAGCAGGCAAGGAAGCATCAGATGTAAAAATCTGCCCTGTTTGCTATTATCCTGACTCACGCTGTAGCTGTATGAAGGTGCAGGCTGAAGATGAGGTTATTGACACCGATTCTGAATCCGAAACTGAATTTTGGCGAAGGTTTGATGATGCATGGCAGACTCGTGATGAGACTAACCCAGCTGAGGAATTCCGTCGTATTGAACCCACTTTGAGCCCCCTTGGTTTGTGGTTGAAATCCGTGCAAGATTCACGGCGTTACTATCATGATCGATTTGATATGGTGAAAACCATGTCGACCTTTTACCAAGCAGGGAGAGAAAAAGTGGAAGATCCTGTTGAACCTCCCTCTACACGTTTTGCTTGGGCAAAGGCATGTTTCATGTGGCCCTTGTATTACACGTTCATGAGATGGTACTCGTTTCGGTGGATTGTGATGTATGTGATATTTTTGTTCACTGGTAACCGTTTTGGCGTTGGCGCAAGCCTCGCTGATAAGTGTTTTCCAGCATATGTCGCATGTGTGTTTCACCGAATGGGTAGGCGTGTCGAGAAGACTTTTGCAATGAGTAGAGAAATGAAGGACCTCGTAAAAAAGGTCGTCGTATTATCTACTGTTACTTTTGCTGTTACTGCTTTATTGACACGTTTGCTCCTCTTGATTCCTGGTGGTCGCAAGAAAAAGTCACGTCAAAAGCGCGCTACTGCTGAGCACGTGAGCTTGAATTCGCAGGATGAGTACGTCTCTGATGAGGAAAAATCGATCAATCGTAAGGTTGGACCCGTACGGAAAAAGGAGCCGTGGCTTAATTTGCCACCTGTGCAAGGTGGTGCTGAAAGTTCCGCTTCTGTGGGTCAAAAACCTGTTGCATTGAGCACTGAACGAGTGAATATGTGGCGCAAAGTTGATTACCAAACAACAACATTTGATGTTTCACCTCAGACAACTTCGCTGAAAGGCAAGTTTGATGATTTTGTGAACGTTGTTGGAAGGAATTGTATCAACTTTGTTTGTACAGATTTTGGAGTTGAACGTGTTCGCCGACGTGGTAAAGCTACGTGTGTGTGTGGACATGTTTACATGACGAATGAACATTGCTTGCCAAAAACAGACACTTTTCGATTGTCTGTGACATGCGATGATCGCGTTTGCCAAGGTTTGGATGCTAATATTTCCGTCCTTGTTTCGCAATCTCAAGTTAAGCGATTCCCTGACCGGGATATTGCTCTATTTGAATTGAATTGCTTGCCGCCGCGTAAAGATTTGAGACCTTATTTCATGAAGAAGGGGCTGGAAGGCTCCCATAATGGAATTCTGATCTCGCGGCAACTGGATGGATCGTTTAAGAAGCGCCCTGTGAAAAGCATGCGACGCCAGTTTTTTCGTACCCCAGATATTGCTCCGTCAACTTTTTGGACTGGACATCTGGGTTGTGATGAACCAACTGTGGTTGGAGATTGTGGATCACTTCTCGTCTCTAACTCGTCATTTGGACCAATTTTGCTGGGAATTCACGTTGCAGGTGAGGATTCAACTGTTGGATCTCTCATGGTTGATAGCGAATTTTTGTTTGACAATACAACTCGCTTTACGCACCCTATTATCCAATCTGGAGAACCGATGCTTTCAGCTCCGAGTGCGCCTCGAATTTTGAATTCAACCATGCATTTCAAGAGCCCTGTTACTTATATCCAAGAAGGCAAAGTGGCCGGTGTCTATGGATCCTTTACTGGATTCCGTAGTGCTAAGCGTTCTGCTGTAGGACCGACTTTGTTCGCAGATGAGTTTGCGAAACATGGATATGAAACCAAGTTTGGTGCTCCCGTGATGGATTCTTGGGAGCCTTGGAGTGTAGCAATTACCGAGATGGTTAATCCCGTCTTGGACTTGAATGAAGGTATTCTGAAAGAGTGTGCCGATGCGTTTGCAGATGAGATTATTTCTGCTCTTGGCGATGATATCAAAAAGATCGTGCACGTTCTTGACATGGATACAACTGTGAATGGAGCTCCTGGCGTCGCTTATATCGATGCCATGAATAGGAGTACAAGTGCTGGTTGTCCATGGAAGAAGAGCAAGAAGAGCTTTATGACCAAAGCTGAACCACGCGGAGATCTACAGGACCCTGTTGATGTGTCCCCAGAGATCTTGGAGCGTGTAGAGCAGATGCGTCAAACCTACTTGCGCGGAGAAAGGTGTATGCCTGTATTCTGTGCGAGCTTGAAGGATGAAGCTTTGAAGTTCAAGAAGATTGACGCGAAGAAGACTCGCGTTTTTACTGGCTCTCCCATGGATTTTTCCCTGATCATGCGACAATATCTTTTGTGTATTGCGCGCCTGTTCCAAAACAATCGATTTGTGTGTGAAAGTGCTCCTGGCACCAACCCACATTCGAAGGAATGGCAGGAGATTAGGGAATATCTCACTGAATTTGGCGTGGATAGATTGATTGCAGGTGACTACGCAATGTTTGATAAGCGTATGTCCGCAATCGTCATCCTTTTGGCCTTCCATGTTATCCAGAAGATCGCAGCAGCATCCGGGAACTTTTCGCCCGAAGATCTGCTTGTGATTGCTGGAATCGCTGAGGATATTGCATTTCCATTGATTGATTTCAATGGCGACCTCATCGAATTTCTTGGATCCAACCCGTCTGGACAGATTTTGACTGTGATTATTAATTGCATTGCAAATGCGCTGTATATGCGCTATTGCTTTGCAATTCTTGGTGTCAAGGCTGGAGTTGGAAAGACCACTGCTGAAACAGTTCGTAAGTTCAAGGAGTATGTTCGCTTGATTACGTACGGAGATGACAATGCCATGAATGTTCACAAGAAGGCTGATTGGTTCAACCACTCATCCATTCAGAGCACTCTGGCAACTGTTGGGATTACATACACAATGGCAGACAAAGAAGCAAAGAGCGTACCTTTCATTCACATTGATGAAGTTTCGTTCCTGAAGCGCTATTGGCGCTGGGACGAAGATATTGGAGCCTTTGTTTGTCCTCTTGAACATGATTCGATCGAGAAGTCGTTGATGGTATGTGTGCGATCGAGTTCGATCACCCCTGAAGAACAAGCCGTCCAGATTCTTGTCGCGCAAGTGACTGAGTATTTCTGGTATGGAAAGAAGACCTTCCTTGAAAAGAGGGCCTTGTTCTTGCAGGTTGCACAGACAGTGGGAATTGACTTCCTCATCACGAAGAATACATTCCCAACCTGGGACCAGCTTTATGACCGCTATCATCATGGCGGCAAAGATGGTTCCATTGGTGCGGTTGAGTTTTCTTCCGAACCACTAGGCCTTATTCAGTAGGTCTAGCCCAAAAGCCAAAAACTGATTGCATATTGTATTTACTGCGTGTTTATATGTTTACATGTCTCCTTAGATTTGCATGAGTGTGGACAATATGTAGAACCTACCAGGGCGTTCCCCGAAATCACTATTGAGTGATGAGTTTGGTTGGTACTCTCATGAGCCATGTTACGATCCTTTGTATGGGCATAGATTGGATCCGATATTTATTGCCTGCTTTTACACATTTTTATATCCAGAGCGAGGATGAAGTCGTTCCCCAAGAAAGTGAGACCTCTACTGCAGAGGCAAAGATGAACGTCACTTTCGAAGATACTGAAGTTGGCGACGTCGTGAGTACGTCAGCCCCAGTCGATCCCACATTTTTCACTACGCAGGACGATGTCTCGGACATCGCTCGTTTTCTCGAGCGTCCTGTGCAGATTTACACGTATAATTGGTCAGAATCCGGATTTTCCGAAGACGGTTTTGATCCCTGGACATTATTTTTCAGTGATACGCGAGTGAAAAAGAAACTCGACAACTTTATGTATGTCAATTGCAAGCTACACCTGAAGTTCGTTGTGAACTGTTCTCCATTTTTGTATGGTGCGTTGTATGTTCATTATCGTCCACTTTTGTTGACACCTTCTAATGTGCAGGCTGTCACTGGACGTTCCATTGCATATTCACAAAGACCAGGTTTTTGGTTGCTTCCTCAGGACAACCAAGCGTACGAACTCGATCTGCCGTTCTTTTGGCTGCGAGACTGGTTGCAATTGACCAAAGCAAATGAGATCAGCAAGATGGGAGCTGTTCAATTGAAGCAGTACGCTGCTTTGACAAGCGCAAATGGCGCTACCACCTCAGGAGTGCAAATCACTGTGTTCGCTTATGCGACTGATCTGCATTTATCCGCACCCACCTGTGCCCTCTCTCTCCAATCTGGAGATGAGTATGGCGATGGCCCGGTTTCCGCAGTAGCTACGGCTGTTGCGAAGGCGGCAGGATTACTTAAGAGACTTCCTGTCATTGGACCATTTGCGAAAGCAACAGAGATTGGGTCAAGTGCAGTATCCTCGATTGCCCGAATATTTGGATACTCAAACGTCCCTGAAATTGGTAATGCCATGCCAATCAAGAATATGCCATTTCCCCATATGGCGTCGTGTCACGGTTCTGAACCCGTGCAAAAGTTGACTCTGGATCCAAAAGCAGAGCTCACCATTGATTCCCGGACGGCAGGTCTCGATGGTACAGATGAGATGGCGATCTCAAATATCTGTACACGACAGTCATTCTTGACAAGTTTTACATGGGCTACTTCAGATGCAGCAGATGCATTGAAGTTTAATATGCCCATCACCCCTAGTTTGAGTATGAGTGAATCTATTACAGGTGGAAGTGTTGTATCTTTCACCCCCATGTCTCACGTCGCAGAGTTGTTTAACAACTGGCGTGGTGACCTTGAAGTCACTTTCAAAATTGTTTGCTCGAAGTTCCACAGAGGACGTCTTCGATTGACGTGGGACCCAGTTGGTCCCATCGCTACTACGAGCGGCACTCAAACAACAAATGTAGCATACACAAAGATTGTGGATGTTGGCACTGAGACCGAAGCGGTTGTGCGCATCCCATACATGCAATCTAAGAAGTATCTGGAAACCTATCGGGCCGGGTCTGGCGGAGTAAATCTCTTCCAAACCTCGGGGTTTTCCAACTTCACAGATGCTACGAATGTTCCAACTCGTTACAACGGACAATTGACAGTCCGTGTACTGAACACATTGAGCGCTCCTATTGATACATCGAGCGTGTATGTGCTTGTCTTGGTTCGAGGATGTGAAAATCTGGAGTTCGCCAACCCAGTTTCCTTGAATGACAATTTCACATATTTTGCAATTCAGTCGCGTGATGAGTTGGTCCCCACCACTACAACGGATGAGAAAGTTAATTTGATTTGCTATGGCGAATCATTTTCTTCTTTACGAGGAGTCTTGAGGCGTTACAACCTCTTGGAATCTTATCCCTTGGACATTGGAAGCAATACAGACATTGAGTCAATCACGACTTTTTATTTCAAGAAATTTCCAGTGACCCCAGGGTACAACCTCACATCCTATTTGTATCCCACTGAAGCAAAGGGCATAATAACTGTAGGCAGCAACTATAAGTATACTTTCTGTCATTTCACGCCATTGGCGTGGATGGCCGGAGCGTACTTAGGTCGCCGAGGGTCTATACGTTATGCCTTTCATAGTGACGCAGCAGCAGCAACCAAAGGGTTTCGCATTGCGCGCACTACCGGAACAATTCCGGCTGGTGGAAGCTACAATCGTATTGGGATCGCGTCCGGATGGAGTACAGCGAAGTACTTATCGAACATGATCAACGCGGAGTCTGGCTCTGCGTTTGAGGGAACTGTGCAATTCGACACCGACACACAATCGGGGATCACTGTCGAACTTCCACAGTACATCAACAATCGGTTTGAGTTGTCTGATATGACGAACTTCCTGGGCTCGTCCCAGGACTCGACTGATAGGGAAACCTTCAGTCTTGAGATGACAACTCAACCTAATGTCACAGGAGCTACACAAGGCCACTTACGGCGGTACGTTTCGATGGGAACAGATTTTACCTTTCTGTTCTATCTTAATGCACCCACGATGACTTTGGCCAGCCTTGGCCCTGCAACTGTGACGCCAGTGTAATTCTGGACCAACAAAAGAGCGACCGGCGCAGTCGGCACTCACTCCCTAGTGGAGTTACTAAAGCGGAGATACCGCCAATGAAAACCAAGAGAAGTTTTTTAACTCTTGCCGCCATTGGCGGTGAAAGCGAATTTTTAATTCTCTTGTTTCGCACGAGCTGCGATCTTTTCATCGGTTTGGACCTCTCG